ATTGCCGAACATATTTAGCATAAAGCAAATATGCACATACATATTTCAACCCAGAAAAAGAATAAGTAATTCCGTTAATATCATACTTCCCACCGTTTAAAAGTAATGTGTATTTTTCTGTATTTCGTTTTAACTCCTGAAAAAATTCTGTACCAATATATTTTTGCAAGTCGTTTATTTCAACTTCATTTTGCAATTGTTCAAATTTTCCAAGTGAATTTTGGTCTATTGCCTTAATTCGTTGCTGATCCTGTATTGTCCAAAGGTGTGCCATAACTTAATTCTTTTATTGTGTAATCTGCATTTTTTAAAATTGGATCAGCTGAATTTTTAAGGATATTTTTCAACCAATTAGATATTGTCTTCCGTATATTTCGTGTTTCGGCATTATATATTTCGAATGCTGCTTCCATTGCAGCACCAGAGTTACCAAACAATGCTCCATCCTGTTGCTCGATTAGTATTGATGGTATATTCCACATTGATTTACGGATGTTATTTGCAACAGATTTTTCATAACTCTCGAAAATCTTATCATTGATGTTCTGTTCAATTTTTTCAAGTTTTATGTTGCTATCTGCCTCGAATTTTCCATCATCATCAAATGTTGCAGGAATCAAAAGTAAACTTTTATTATGGTCTCCACCTTGAAATTCTTGCAGAGTCTGCTTAAATTGCTCTTGAGATTGAATATCATCGAATTTAGTATGAAATACCATGTATTTTGCGAAGAATCCACCTCTCAACTCGCCATTTTTGAATCCTTTTATTTGTGCTTCTGTATCGGCATCCTCCAAAACCGGGTCAATCTGTGCCAAAGGATAGACAAATTCATCATCTAACAACAATAATGCTATTTGCCCCATGTAATTTTGGCTAAATTGTGCCTGAATAACATCTTTATTTGGGTTAAATACAGGTATTTTTATTGCATTTTGTGGTTTAAATTCTTCTCCTTGTCGTTTTTCCCAGTTAGAATAGACATAAATTAATCCTGAATAGTCGTTGGAATCCTTTTTTCCGATGCGACAATTGCGATATGGAACGTGTTTTAATGCAGAAACATCAAAATTTCCGTTGTATTGAACATTAATTGCGGCGGCTTTTTGTCGTGAAATGCTGTGAGCTATCTTTGAAAGTAAATCATACAATGTAACATATCCTTGCAAATCAGAATAAATAATATATTCATTCAATACCTGATTTTCAAACCCTTCTCCAATAAGGAAAGCCTTTGCCTTATCACACGAAGCCTTAGCAGTAACGGAATTATTAATAAGTCTCTCTACACGTTGAGGATAGGCATTATCAATCCCGTTATTATATATTCCTTTTTGTCTGTCAAGCGTGATAATTTCACGTTGCTGTAAATCAACTATTGTAGCTTTCATATTTTGTATTAAAAAACCCCGATACAATTTAGTATCGTATCAGGGTTTATAGTTTGAGAGAAAATTGATTAAAGTAGTCCGTTCAATGTTGCTTCTGGGATGGTGCAATAGTATTTTGAGTAGTTTTCTTCCATTCCTTCACGTGTTGCAAATTCTACTGCGGTTAATCCGTTGTTATCATTTGCCATTTGGGTTTGAGTAGTTTTCCAAAGTCCAAAGTCCAAACCATAAGCCAACAAAGTACCATCGTTTGTTTTGACAATTACGAAAATATCATCTGCATTGTCAATGTTAGCTTGTGCTGCTGCCTTTGCTACTGGGTCATTGCTATTTGCTTCTGTTACAGACAAAGTATATTTGTGTTTGTAAGCGGTGCAAAGATTTTCAAATACTTTGGCTTCGTGTCCTGCATTGTTGAAGTCTTTGCAACCTGATGCGGTGTACAGTTTTTTACCGTTTAATGCTGCAATCCCTGAAAGCACGTTTGTAGATTTTGTAAAAGTAAAATCAGTTCTATTTCCGAACCAAGTTTTCTGCAATCCCTTAACCGAGCGGGACGCATTTGTTATTGATGCTGTTAAATTTGCCATGATATTAATTATTATTTGTTTCGTTAGTTACTGTTTGTTCTATTGTTGTTTGTTCAACTTGTGGTGTTTGTTCAATATTCCCCTGAATTGCTTTTATCACCTGTTCAGGTAAGTTCTTTTGTTTTGCGGGAGTGGAGTAATCGCTGTGCAAATACTCTTTACCACCAAAATATGTTATTGCGTCCATATTATTAATGATTTAATGTTATTGTCCAAGAAAGTAAATTACTATCTATTAATGAACCAAGCCCATTAGGGAACAAACCACTTACTTTTAAATATGTATCTATTTCCGTTGCACCTGCATTCGTTCCACCGCTAAAATTAGCTATGCCGTTAGCAGTAGGATTATTTTGTGCTGCTGCAAATAAGAAATCTCCAATTGATTTTGCTGTTAAATTACAAGACCTTGCATCTACATAAGTAGACATAGGGGCAAAAAAATTATTCAGTAAATGGTCGCCGGCACAATATAAAGTCCTCGTTGATTTAGGGGCTAAAATACTTGTTAGTAAAAGGTTAAAAGAACAATCTATATATGTGTTTAAATTGGTCTTTAAAACCCCTTGATAACTACTTACCGAAACGTCTAATTTATTGGTATTTTTGGGTACAATAAGAATAACCTTTCCAGTAACTCCTGTCCATGTAGTGTAAATTGTTCCATTAGTTGAAGTTATAATAGTTTTATCTGGTGCATAAATATAACATGTTTTATTAGAATCAACTGATAACTTCATTACGCCACCAGTATCAATTTGTAATCCCGAAATGGCTTCGTAATTGTCAGTTGTAATAATTCCTGTAATATCAGCAAGTAAGTAGTAATCTCCTGCCGTTTCTTCCATTCCCTCGCGACTTGTAAATTCTACTGCTGTGGTTGAAAGATTATCATTAGCCATCGATGCCTGTGTAGTTTTCCAAAGACCGTACTTTGCACCGAGAACGTATTTTGTTCCATCGTTTGCTTCAACGAATAAAATAATGTCATCCATTGCGTCCAACACATCACCACCATCATTAATTACAGCAGTAAATTTGTGTTTGAACCCGTTTAAATTATTATCCGAAACAACTTCCTCTCCACCTGCATTCATAAAGAATTTAACTCCAGAAATTACGCCTAAGATACCAGCCGTTACCGACGTTACTTTATTGCCGTCAAAAGTAAGTTTGACATCTTCACGAAATGCCCAATATGCTAAAGGTTTTAATCCTTTAATCGAGCGTGGTGCATTTATAATACTTTGAACTAAATTGCTCATTTATTATTTTTTTTTTAAATTTTGTTAGTAGCGTGAAAACCAATCCACGCTACCTGTTTTTTAATATGCTACTGTTATCAACTGTTCACGAAGAATAAGAACAGCCATATTGAACAGATATGCCATGATATTTACACGGTTAGGCATATCATAAAACGATTCTATATTGCTTAAGTCGCTTTCGGATGTTGTATACCAACCTAAGTTTGATGTACAAGTGAAGAATCCACGATTAGGGGCACTATATTTTGTTCCGTTTTGGAAATATGCTTTCAATACCGAGCCAGTTAATTCGTCTTTGATAACTGGATAACCTTTGTATTTCATAACTTTAACACCATTAATTATATCGGAACTCATACCACCTCCTGTGCTTGGATGTGTTGTCAACCAATCTTCATAATTGTAGTATAATTCAGGTGTTAAACAGAAATAAGCATCTGATTTACCCTTAAGGACTGCGTTACTTGTGAAGTACATCCCTTTCAAAGCGTCAACGCCTGCAGTTGGTCCAAGTGCTAACTGTGCAGTGAATGATGATTGTGAATTTTCTGCAATGGTGGTTCTTTTAATGGTATTTGCAGTTACGCCATTTGCTATTTGTGCCCAAACCCCATCCAGTGCATTAAATAATGTTTTGTCTGTCCCATTCACCAATACGCCACCATTTGCAACTGTATCGGCTTTTGTGTCGCCTAACATTGTCATTCTCCATCGTGCTTCATCAATTGCCTGATATAAAATACCTGTGATGTATAATGCAACATCGGAGTTCATATTCAATTCTTTGAAGTCTTGTGCAGTCTTGCGTACCATCATTTTCCAGTTCTGATTTACATCAGCTTGAGTATGATATAATGTATCACCAATCCCTACAACTTTTACTTCTTTTTCTGTGAAAGAGCCACCTAAATTACCAGACGTAGGACGTGCTCCACCTGCGTCAAGTTTACCAGTTAAGCCAAGTTCGTTAGCAATAGCAATTTTCTGTGCATAAGTAAAGCCACTGAAAGTGGTGAACATACTTGCGAACTTTGGGTTTTCAAGCATCAACCGAGCCTGAATTTCGGAAATAGTCCTTGCTTCTTCCGGGTTAATGGTAAGGTTTGTTAAGTCTAATACGTTTGCCATGATATTTATTTTTTATAGTTAATTTTTATACAAATCTGTTTGTTACTGTTTTTTGACCTGCTTCGAGTGGGGTAGTTGTAACCATCTGACTTTTGAAA